AGTTGGTGATGAAGCTCATCTGTTTAAATCCAAATCTCTAGTCAGCATCATGACAAAACTTGCTGATGCCAAATACAGGTTTGGATTTACAGGAACACTTGATGGTAGTCAAACCCATAAATGGATTCTTGAAGGCCTGTTTGGTCCATCATATTCAACGATCAAAACAAAAGAACTGATCAAGAATAAACATCTATCAGATCTTGATGTAAAGATTATTAGACTACAACATAAACCTAGAATATTTGACAATTATCAAGAAGAAATAAGATACCTTTGTGATAATCCACAAAGGAATAACTTCATTAAAAATCTAACTTTGGTCCAAAAAGGTAATACTTTGGTGTTGTTTACCAGAGTAGAAACTCATGGCGAACCATTATTTGATTTAATAAATAATTCCGTCAAAGATAATAGAAAAGTATTCTTTGTCTATGGTGGAGTAGAAACTGAGGACAGAGAGAGGATACGTAAAATTACAGAGCAAGAATCTGACGCAATTATTG